GCTTTCTAAAAATTGGTTATCACTTTGTAATAAAACGTGATGGCACAAAAGAAATTGGTAGAGAGTTAATGGAGTCTGGCGCTCACGTTAAATCATACAACCACAAAAGTGTAGGTATATGTATGATAGGAGGAGTTGCAGAGATAGATGTAAACCAACCTGAAGATAATTTTACAGAGCAGCAATGGCTGACTTTAGAAAATTTAATTAATGACTTACGGAAAGAATTTCCTAATGCAAAAATCAAAGGTCATAATGAAGTATCTAAAAAAGCTTGTCCATCTTTTGATGTACAACAATGGCTTTACAAAGTTGGAATAAACAAAGCCAAACCAGTAACAACGCCTGAAGAAAAACAAGAAATTTTAGAAGGCAGAGAAAAATTAAAAGGTAAGCAAGGTGACTTATTCGGCAACCACCAAGAATGAGTTCATTAGACACGAGCCTTGTCCCGTGTGTCGTAGCAATGGCTACGATACATCGGGCAATAACCTTGCAAGGTATTCAGATGGTAGCGCTTACTGCTTCAGATGTCAGACGACAGAAAGAGCAGATGCAAAAGTGATTACAACAACTGAAAATAAAAAACAAAAAAAGTTTATTCTTGGTGAATACATAGATTTACACAAAAGAAAAATTAATGAAGCAACTTGTAGAAAGTTTAGTTACCAGGCTGGTAAAGATAAAAACACAGATGTACAAATTGCAAACTATTATGACAAAGAATTTAATTTAGTAGCACAGCACTTACGCTACCCTGATAAAGATTTTAAATGGATTGGTGATACAAAAAATATTTTATTGTTTGGTCAGCAACTATGGCGTGATGGCGGCAAGATGCTTATACTTACTGAAGGTGAAGTAGATGCTTTGTCTGTATCACAATATGTTTTCCAAAATAAATATCCAGTAGTTAGTATTCCAAGTGGAGTACAGTCAGCACATAAATACATAAAAAATAATATTGAATGGATAGAAAAATTTGAGAGCGTTATCTTTTGTTTTGATAATGATACTGAAGGAAACAAAGCAGCGTTAAAATGTGCAGAGATAATATCACCAGGTAAAGCAAAGATTGCAAGACTGCCACTCAAAGATGCAAACGATATGGTCAAAGCTGGTAGAGCAAAAGAACTTGTTGATTGTATCTGGGGTGCAAAAGCATATCAACCAGATGGTATTGTAAATGGAAGTGATACCTGGTCTTTAGTTATTGCAGATGATGTAAAATCTACAGCGACATATCCATACCAAGGATTAAATAATAAATTAAAAGGTCTACGTTTAGGTGAGATTGTTACTATTACAGCTGGTAGTGGAACTGGTAAGTCTCAACTATGTAGAGAGATTGCACATCACATAATAAATCAAGATGAGAAGTTAGGATTTATTGCATTAGAGGAAAGTGTTCAGCGTAGTATGCGAGGTTTACTTTCTATCTCTCTTAACAAACCAATACATTTACAAGAAGTAAGAAAACAAATTGATGAACATGAAATAAAAAAAGCTTTTGATAATTTACACAAAAAAGTTTTTTTCTATGACCATTGGGGAAGTACGGAAAGTCAAAACCTGATGAGTAAAATACGTTATTTAGTTTTGAGCTGTGGCTGCAAGTGGATTGTACTTGACCATATCTCAATAGTCATTTCTGGTTTAGAGAATGGCGATGAAAGAAGATTGATTGATAACACAATGACTTCACTAAGAAGCTTAGTAGAAGAATTGAAGTTTGGATTGATTATTGTTTCACATTTAAAAAGACCAGTAAATGTAAACAGAGGACATGAAGAAGGTCTAAATACTTCTATGTCACAATTAAGAGGCTCAGCTGGAATAGGGCAGTTATCAGATATTGTTATAGGTTGCGAACGTAACCAGCAATCTAGTGACCACCCTAATTTAATGACGCTTCGAGTTTTAAAAAATAGATACACAGGTGAAACTGGCGTTAGCACGTATCTAAATTTTAATACTGATACTTTTAGATTAAGCGAAACAGATTTTAATTTTGATGAAACAACGAGAAATACAGAAACTAGAAGACAAACTGATTTTTGATTTTATATCAGACTTCTTAAACTCCGACCCTGACTATGAGTTATTGTCAAAGGCGGAGCAAGAAAAGACTTTTGCTATTTATAAAACATTAATCACAGCTGTATATCGTTCGCAGTTTCACGAAAATGTATATCCGATTGTTTACGCAAAGGACAACAATACTAAAAAATTATTAGTAGAGGCGATGGCAAGCATAGCTCACATTGTACCTGACGTAACCAAAGTCACAGTCGCATTAGTTAATTAGGTGGTGGAAATGAGAATTTTACATGAGATATGTTTTCGATGTAGAGACAAACGGATTACTAAACTCGTTATCAAAGATACATTGTTTAGTATTAATAAATATAGATACAGAAAAAGTATTAAGCTTTAGACCTAACGAGGTTGAAGTAGGCTTACAATTATTAAGTGACGCAAAATTAATATGCGGACACAATGTAATTAATTTTGATATACCAGCAATCAAGAAGGTATATCCAAAGTGGACAACTAAAGCAAAAGTTATAGACACTATTGTTTGTTCAAGACTTATTTGGTCAGACATAAAGAATAGCGACTTTCAAAATTATCAACGCTACGGTTTTGATACAAAGATGATAGGCTCGCATTCATTAAAAGCCTGGGGTCTACGATTAAATTTACGCAAAGATAATTTTGGTGACACTACTAACTGGTCTGAATGGTCAGAGGACATGCAAAAATATTGTGAGCGTGATGTAGAATTAAATTATAAATTTTACAGAGTTATACAATCTAAAAATTATTCAGAGCAAGCGTTGCAACTGGAGCATGATTTTGCAAAAGTAATAGACATGCAGCAGTCTCACGGTTTTACTTTTAATCGTGATGCAGCAAATGAACTTTTAAAAACTTTAATCAAAAGAAGAATAGAACTGGAGGCTGATTTACAAATAGCATTTCCAGCATGGACTAAAGATTTAGAAGACTTCATACCAGCTAGAGATAATAGAACTCGTGGGTATAAAAAAGGAGTACCAGTAAAAAGAAATGAAACTATTATTTTTAATCCTAATAGTCGCCATCATATTGCAGATAGGCTAAAAGAAAAGTATGACTGGAAACCAAAAGTATTTACGCCTGATGGTAAACCGCAAGTTGATGAAGTTGTTTTATCAAAACTAAATTTTCCTGAAGCAAAAATTTTAAGTGAATATTTATTAATACAAAAAAGAATTTCACAATTAGCTGAAGGTAGTAGTGCCTGGTTGAAACTTGAGAAGAAAGGTAAGATACACGGCAGCGTTATAACTAATGGTGCTGTAACTGGCAGATGTACACATCGCTCACCTAACATAGCGCAAGTTCCTAGAGTTGGGTCACCATATGGTAAAGATTGTAGGTCTCTATTTACAGTTGATGAAGGTTATAAATTAGTTGGACTTGACGTTTCATCACTCGAGTTACGATGCTTAAGCCATTATTTAGCAAGATATGATAACGGAGAATATACAAAGCAAGTAATTGATGGTGACATACATACCTTTAATCAAAAAGCTGCTAACCTACCTAATCGTAATCTAGCAAAGACTATGATTTACGCTCTAATCTACGGAGCTGGTGATGCACGAATGGGTGAGATAATTAATGGCACAGCTAAAGAAGGTAAAGAACTAAAAGAAAAACTATTCAAACAAATACCAGCACTAGGTAATCTTATCAAAGATGTGAAAGATAAAGTTTATAGGACTGGTAAACTCAAAGCTATTGATGGACGTTTACTTAATGTACGTTCTCAACATAGCGCATTAAATTTTTTAATTCAAAGTTGTGGTAGCATACTTGTAAAGCAAGCAACTATTTTGTTACACGCTCAACTCTTTGCAAAATATAAATACAAAGAAGATTTTGCAATGGTAGCGCATGTACATGATGAAATGCAGTTACAAGTAAGAGAAGACTTGGCAGATAAAGTAGGTCAATTAGGCGTTCAATCAGTTAAAGAAACTCAAAATGTCTTTGGATTACGATGTCCATTAGATGCTGAATACAAAGTCGGCAACAACTGGGCAGAGACGCATTAGGCTTCACATGTTGGAAAACATTTTGAAATTTAATAATGACTCGAAGTGGGACATTGATTTAAAATTTGGTCAATCGCACGAAAAGAAAATCGCAAAACTTTTAGGACTCAAAGTTGAAGAAATAGAAGTAAAGACAGAGAGGGATTGGTGGTACAAAACTGGTAATGTCTGTATTGAGATTGAACGTGGCGATGAGCCTACAGGTATAAACATCACAAAAGCTAAAGTTTGGGTGCATGTTTTTGCTTTAGGTAAAAAACAAATGATGAGATTAATAATTGACGTCCCAGTTCTTAAGAAACTTGTAAAAAAATACAAAGATAATTGGAAGATGGTTGGCGATGGTAAAAGAACTAAAGCCGTCTTTATTCCTTTTGGAGATATTATTTATGAAATTGCCAAGCTCAATTAAATTAGGACATTTTACAATTAACATAAAACCAATAGATGCAGATGTTGCAGCTGGTATAAGTGAAGAAGGCAGCTTTCAAGCAACAACAAGGACAATTTATATTGATAACTCTATTATAGAAAGAGGCGGTGCAGATTTAGCTAATGTAATTTTACATGAACTACTGCACGTCTCTTATTATAAAAATAATTTTAATTCTAATTCTACTGAAGAAGATTTGGTTAATGGTTTTAGTAATGACATTACTGAACTTTTAACCCGTACCGATTTGCTAACAATCATAAATAAAATTTTAAAGGGTAAAAAATGATAGATACAAAAAATAGAACGATGTTAGTAGATGGAGATTTACTAGCGTTTATGTGTTCAGTCTCAATGGAAGAAGCCATTAAATGGGACGATGATATATGGACACTACATGCAAGCGAAAGTAAAAGCATAGATAACTTAGCTAATACAATAGACAGTTATCAGCAAATGTTACTATGTGATAATGTTGTTATTGCTTTATCAAGTAAAACAAACTTTCGTAAAGAGCTTTCACCATTGTATAAATTCAATAGGAAGAATCAAAGAAAGCCACTTACATACTCACCACTCAAAGATTGGTTTCGTAATAATTTTAAGACTTACGAATTTCCATATCTTGAAGGTGACGATACACTAGGCATACTGGCTACATCAGATAAGTTTGTCCAAGGTGAAAAGATAATACTCACTAAAGATAAAGACCTTCGTACTATTCCAGGTACAGTTTGGTTTATGCAAGGACATGATTATGAAATTATTTCTGAAGAAGATGCAGACTATTTTCATATGATGCAAACATTGACTGGTGATACAACTGACGGTTATCCTGGTTGTCCAAGTGTAGGTAAAGTAACTGCAGAAAAAATACTCAAAGACCATAAAGGTAACTTTGAAGCTATGTGGGAAGCTGTAGTTAAAAGATATGAAATGATGAAACTTGATAAAAAGTTTGCATTATTACAAGCACGATTAGCACGCATCATTAGAGCAAATGAATATAACTTTGAAAGAGAGAGACCTTTATTATGGCAACCAAAACTGAAGACTTCTTAAGAGAAGCAATGACAATCACTACTGAGAGAAACAAAACTCATGGTGATAGAACAATTAATCATGGAAACATAGCGCAATTATGGAGTTGGTATCTTAAAAAAGAAGTAACTGCATATGATGTAGCTATGCTTATGTCTTTGTTGAAGATTGCTAGAACTAAAACAGGTAATCCTAACAAAGATGATATTGTCGATGGTGCAGCATATTTAGCTATAGCTGGAGAATTAAGGTTTGATGATTAAGAAAATAATTAACCGACACCTTAAAGACAACGATATTCCTCCTATGCCTCTACTAAAGCAAGATTTAGTGGAGGCTTTAGATATTCGTTTTCCAAATCAATCGGCAGATTTGCAATGGTCAGAAAAAGAAGTATGGCATAAAGCGGGTCAAAGGTCGGTTGTTGAATTTTTAATTAAAACTTTACAGGAACAAGAAGAAGATGTGTCTAGGTAGACGTGCATCGCCACCTCCGCCACCACCTCCGCCTTCTCCTCCACCACCAAGACCAACAAATACGCAGACTTCACCAGAGCCAGCGGAAAGTAGTTCTAATAGAGGTGCTGGTGAGAATGTTGAGATGAAAAGAAAAGGTAGAAGAAGTTTAGTAATACCTTTAGTGAGTGGCAACCAGAGTTCAGGCGTACAAGTATATAACTAATCTATGAATATTACAGCTCAAGGGCGGTATGAGGCTTGCGAAAGTGAACGTGAGACTTTTTTAGATAGAGCAAGGGACAGTTCTAAATTAACTTTACCAACTCTAATACCTCCTTCTAATTATTCGAATGCAACAAAGTATTCTACGCCTTTTAATTCAGTAGGCGCAAGGGGAGTTAATAATCTTGCATCAAAACTTTTATTATCTTTAGTTCCACCGAATGCTCCTTTCTTTAGATTAAAGATGGACGACTTCGTAATTAAAGAAATTGAAGGTGATGAAAGTTTAAAAACAAATATTGAAGAAGGTCTATCACAAATAGAACGAGCTATAATGACAGATATAGATGTTATGTCTGACAGAGTAGCAATCTTTGAAGCACTAAAACATTTAATCGTAGCTGGTAATGTACTCTTATTTGTGGGCGAAGATGGAATACGAGTATTCCCTTTGTCAAGATACGTGGTCAAAAGAGACCCGTCAGGTAACGTCATTGAGATTGTTACTAAGGAAAGCTTATCACCTAACATGCTTCCTGAAGAAATACGTCCAGCGGTTGTTGACCAACTCAAAGGCGATGAAAAGTCAGTAGATTTATTTACATACATACATCGCAAAAAAGATAAGTTTGTAGTTTTTCAAGAAGTAAAAGGAATTGTAGTGCCTAAATCACAAGGTACTTTCTTGGCAGATAAATCACCTTACATACCATTACGTTTTAACAGAGTAGATGGTGAAAGTTACGGCAGAGGTTATGTAGAAGAATACTACGGAGACCTTAAAAGTTTAGAAGGATTGACTAGAGCAATCGTAGAAGGCTCAGCTGCAGCATCAAAAGTTTTATTTATGGTTGCTCCTAATGGAACAACTAGAGCAAGAAAACTTGGTGAGTCACCTAATGGTGCAATCATTGAAGGCTCAGCAAATGATGTTTCAGTTTTACAAGTAAATAAATTTAATGATTTTAGAATAGCTTACGACACAATGAATAGAATAGAAACTAGATTACAACTAGCTTTCTTACTTAACAGTTCTATTCAACGTAATGCAGAAAGAGTTACAGCTTCAGAAATAAGATTTATGGCTGAAGATTTAGAGCAAGCATTGGGTGGTATATACTCAATACTATCTCAAGAATTTCAGTTGCCATATGTAATGCGTAAAATGGCAATGATGGAAAAGAATAAAAAATTACCTAAGCTTCCTAAAGATGGAGTAAGACCAAGTATTGTTACAGGATTAGAAGCACTTGGTAGAGGTAATGATAAAAATAAATTAATCGCTTTCTTACAAACTTTATCAGCTACATTAGGACAAGAAACTATAGCTAAATATATTAATGTAACTGATGCTGTATCAAGACTTGCAACAAGTGAAGGTATAGACCCTAAAGGGTTAGTAAGAAACGAACAAGAACTTCAGGCGGAAATGGAAGCTCAGATGCAAGCTCAACAAGCTCAGCAACTAACGCAAGCTGGTATTCAAGTTGGCGCTCAGAAACTGGGTAATATTCCGTCAGAAAACATAACCGAAAGCTTGTCACAATTACAAGAACAAATAGGACAATAAATTATGGTAGATATAGTAGAGCCAAAAGATAATGGCGTTGCTGATTATCAAAATCAACAACAATTAAATCAAAGTAGTGATAGACCTAGCTGGTTACCAGAAAAATTTAATACAGCTGAAGACTTAGCGAAAGCATATGGTGAGTTAGAAAAAGCTTATTCATCAAAAGATGCTCCGCAACCAATGACTCAGCAACAAGCTGAACAAGCTACAGGTATATCATTAGATAATTATTATAATGAGTTTGCAGAAAAAGGAGAACTAAGCGAAGATAGTTACAATCAATTAGCATCGCAAGGTTTATCTAAAGACTTAGTAGATAGTTATATAGAAGGTCAAAGTGCTATTGCAGATAATCATGTATCACAAATAAAATCTGCAGCTGGTAATGATGCTGAGTATTCTAAAATTACAGAATGGGCAGCACAAAATTTACCTGAAGCTGAAGTGAATACATTTAATCAAATAGTAGAAAATGGAACTGTGGAAGAAGCTATGATGGCTGTATCTGGTTTGAAAGCAAGATACGATAACACAGTAGGAGTGCCACCTAATCTTTTACAAGGTCAGGCTGCAGCTCCATCAAGCGCTTTTCAATCAACCGCTGAAATAATATCAGCAATTAACGACCCTCGATACCAAGTAGATACTGCGTATAGAAAAAGTGTTGAGGAAAAAATAGCGAGGTCAAATGTACTGGGATAATATAAAAAATTATTGGAATGATTTAAAACCAAATTTACAAAAATTTATAATTGGTATTGGAATTATTTTAGTTATCATAATTATTTCTAACATATTCTAATGATACAACTATTAGGAGCTGCTTCTCCTATTATATCTGCATTATTTAAAACAGTAGATAAAGTAGTAGATAGCAAAGAAGAAAAAGACAGAATAAAAGCTAAGATACAAGAACAAGCTTTAGCTGGAGAAATGAAAGAAATTTCTACTGCAGCTAATATTATTTTAGCTGAAGCAAAAAGTGAAAGTTGGATTGCTCGTTCTTGGCGTCCATTACTTATGATGATTGCTATTATAATTATAGCAAACAATTATTTAATAGTTCCGTATGCTAATGCCTTCTTTGGCGTTGGCATACAATTAGATTTACCAGATGCGCTATGGACATTGCTAACTATTGGAGTTGGCGGTTATACGCTCGGTAGAAGTTCTGAAAAAATTGCAGACAAATTAAAGAAACCTAAACCTGGAGAATAATATGCCATCACATTATGGAAAAATGAAAAGTAAAAAGATGAAAAAACAAGCAGCTATTGCAATAAGCAAAAAGAAAAGAGCTAAGTTAAAAATTAAAAAGTAATGTCTTTATACGAAAATATAAACAGAAGAAAAAGATTAGGTATTAGTAGAAGTAAAAAGAAATCTTCTATTACAAACAAAGCTTATGCAAATATGCAAGCTGGCTTTCCTAAAAAGAAAAGAAAAAATCTAAGGATAAACACATGACACCAGAAGATAAAAACAAATTAAAAATCCATAGCAAAAGTCATTCTAAAAAGCATATGGCTATAATGAATGCGATGATGCGTGATGGAAAATCATTTAATCAAGCACACAGAGCAGCATTAAAAATTGAGCGCAAAGGAAAACAAACCACTTAACAAACCTA